CACAATTACAAACTCTATGGCTACAGCTATTGATGCTAAAGGCGATTTAGTAGTTGGAACTGGCGCAGACACTTTTAGTCGATTAGCAGTAGGCACAAACGATTATGTTCTGACGGCTGCGAGCGGTGAAGCCACAGGATTAAAATGGGCTGCTGCTTCATCAGGTGGTATGACTTTGATTAGCACAACTACTTTATCAGGAGCAAGCACAACTATTTCAGTTGCTGCAAATTCATACAAGTATTTGATGGCTTTTTGTAGAAATGTCGAATTATCTGACAATTGTGATGTAGGAGTGCAAATAAATGCAATTACAACCAGCACTTATGTTAACAGAATAATTGGAACAAAAGATTCAACAGCATTTAATTTATCTAATGAATATAGTGCAATTTATTTTAATCTTGTTGGTGTAGATGGTTTTGGTGATACCAATGAAAATAACGGCACAATTACTTTTTACGATGCCAATTCTACTTCGACGGGCAAAGTGATAAGTGCTGTATTTGGTGGAAAAACTGCTGGCGGTGGTGATTTTGTTAGTTCATCTTTTGCAAGAGTTCAAGCAACAGGTGTAATTAGTGAAATTAAATTTATTCAATCTGGAACACAATATGATGGCGGAACAGTCCTACTATACGGAGTATCATAAAATGACAAAACCAATTATTAGAATTCACAACACAGAAACAAATGAAATTATTGATCGTGAAATGACTGACATTGAATTTGCTGAATTTGAAACTTTAAAACAAAATTCTTTAGAATCAAAAACTAAAGCCGAAGCAAAAGCGACTGCTAAAGCAGCACTACTTGAACGCTTAGGTATTACCGAAGATGAGGCTAAATTACTCTTGGCATAATCTTGAGGAATTGTGCGGATGAAACCTTACCTATCAAAAGCAGCTGTGCAAATGAGAGAACAAATTGATGACAGTTTTGCCGATAGATCTAGGAAATCCGATGGTTGGATTGGCGATGCAAGACATGCAAAACAAAAGAGCGATCACAACCCATTGCCTTCCGGTGAAGTTTGTGCCATTGACATTACGGCTGATTTAGGTCAAGCCGACGGCATATCTGCCTACCTTGCCGATCAAATAAGACTTGCTGGCAAAACAGACAAGCGAATCAAATATATTATTCACAATTATCATATTGCCAGCAAACTATTAAACTGGCGTTGGCGTAGATATAAAGGCAATCCTCATACAGCTCACATCCATATCTCATTTCATCCAAACCAATCTGGGGCGTTTTTTGACATCCCATTACTAGGAGGCAAAGCATGAAACTATCAAACAAACACAAAGCAGCAATCAAGTCATATTTGAGAGCTGTCGCAGCCTCCGGTATTACCGTGGCATTGGCTATTGTTGCCGACATCCATCCAGCTTATGCAACCTTGCTTGGAGCAATCGTTGCCCCCATTGCCAAAGCACTTGATCCAAAATCAGGTAACGAAGCGGATTATGGCATCAATGCCAAATGAACGCAGAATCTTGGGTTGGTATAGCCGTTGGCGTTTGCGCCATATTTACAAGTTTGTTGATGGGTCTGCGCTGGGTTATTAAATCCTACCTACAAGAATTGAAGCCAAACTCAGGCACAAGCATGAAGGATCAGATTACTAGGCTCGAACAGCGTGTCGATGATCTGTTTGTTTTAATTAGTCAGCGATAATTTTTGCCATGGCGAACACTCGCAAACGCACACACAAAAAGATTAATCGGCGCAGAGTTCGCCACACTCCTGAGCCATTGTCAAAACTGGACATTTATTTCATCACAAAACATGAGATATACAAAGCAGCTAAAAAAGCTGGTTTCAATAATGAGTTGGCTTGGTTTTTCATGCAAGAGCCGTCAGCATTGCCGGACTGGGTAGCAAACGATAAGCCTGATGCCATAATCCCATTTATCCCAACTCCTGATGAGGATGACGATTAAGCGTTATTTGGTTATTAGCGATTTACAAATTCCTTACCATCACGAAACAGCAGTCAAAAATGTAATTAAATTAGCAAGAAGGGAGCGATTTGATAGTGTCCTTTGTGTTGGCGATGAAATCGATTTTCAAACCATTAGCCGATGGGCTGAAAAAACACCTTTGGCTTATCAACAAACTTTGGACGATGATCGTTCAACTACTCAGGAAATCCTTTGGGCTCTCACAGAGCACAGCCGAGAAGCTCATATTATCCGCAGTAATCATACTGATCGCCTTTATAACACTTTATTAAAAGTTCCCGGGCTCATTAGCCTTCCAGAATTGCAATATGCCAAGTTCATGGATTTTGAATCTTTGGGCATTACATTCCATAAACAATTTTATGAATTTGAAAAAGGCTGGATCTTGGCTCATGGCGATGAAGGCAACATAAATCCCAACGCTGGACAGACTGCCCTAAATCTTGCCAAAAAGGCAGGAAAGAGCGTGGTTTGTGGGCATACACATAGGCTAGGTATGTCAGCCTACTCAGAGGGGCTGTATGGGGCTTATAGACCCCTTTATGGCATAGAATCTGGCAATCTTATGAATAGAGCAAAGGCTCATTACACAAAAGGGCTCATGAACTGGCAAATGGGCATAGTTTTAACGGAGTGGGACGGCAAAAACATGACCGTGCAAATGATCCCAATTAACAAAGATGGCAGTTTTACAGCTTTTGGAAAATCTTACGGAGCATGAGGCTTTATTTAATCGTTATAAGACACGCCAAAAGTAATTAACCACAGATCCTTGATTTAGGTCATACTTTATGTATGCACAGACCGCCTGTGTATATGTAGGGAGCGACATGAACCAAGAGTTAGAGGACTTAATGCTGGAGTATTTACTCCGCAAAAAGTTAGATAAATCAGTTTATAAAAAACTGAATTTAACTGCGCCTGTAAGTAAAAAGCGAAAAAGGCGTTATATAACAAGGCATAAATGGAATCAACAAGATTATCAAAAAGTTGCTTTTTTGTTTAATCAAGGATTATCAGCCGGACAAATTGCAAAAGAAATGAATTTACGGACTGCACAAATTGATGGTGCAATAGAATGTATGCAAGGCAAAAGGATAAACACCTCAGCACCTAAATTGTTGGTGCAATCATGAGCCTTAAAGATGCAGGACTTATGTGGTTATGGTCAATGCTTGGGATCATAACTTTACTCTGGATTTATTTAGGAGTTAAAGCACAAGCTGAGGCACGCTTTTATTGGATTGGTCGTCGGGATGGCTGGAATATGCACCGACGAATGATTGAAAACAAGCGTCAATCTGATGAAGTATTTGACTATGACAAAAACTGAGCAGTTGCTTGATGAGGTCATTATTACGCTGCAACAGCGTGGAAGTGTTTATGGACATCCATACTACAACCACAAACGAATTGCAGGTCTTTGGTCTGCTTATCTCGACTTCCCTATCACACCACACCAAGCTGCATTATGCATGGCATTGGTCAAAGTTTCTCGGCTTAGTGAAACCTCAGATCATTATGACAGCATCAAAGACCTCATTGCCTATGGGGCTGTTTATAACACAGTCCTTGAAGCAGTCAAAGATGAGCAGTTTGAATGGGGTGATAAGTAATGGCATTTTATCTGCAAGATTACGAGGATGTAGCGACATTAAACAAGTGGTTTATTGCCAATTATCCAATGGGTCGATCTGACATTTCAGTTATAAGCCATGATCCGGAAAAAGGTTATATTTTGGTGCAAGCAACGCTGTGGCGAGATTCCAAAGATTCATCACCAGCAGTTTCAAACATTGCGTTTGGATCAAGGGAAACTTACATTCAAAACATGAAAAAGTTTTATGTTGAGGATACTTGCACGAGCGCATTAGGCAGGGCAATTCTTAACTTGAAAGGATCTGACAAAACTGCAACGCAAGATGACATGAAAAAGGTCGATAATGAACCAATTAAAAATATATATGGCAAGAGTGGCAATTCGAAAGTTATTGAGATGGCACTCAGGAAATCATTTGCAGATGATGTTAAATCAGGAGATAAACCTGCAACATGGTCGGTTGGAGAAGCAATACAAAACATACCGAGTAAACCCAATGAACAAACATGCTTACATGGCGTAATGATGCTAAAACAGGGCAGTCGCAATGGCAAAGATTATTATGGTTATGTTTGCACAGCTGCAAGATCAGAGCAATGCGATGCCGTTTGGGGCAAAAAACTTGACAATGGAAGTTGGTGGTTTCCAACTGATACCGAAATTGGCAAAGGGGGTGAATAAATGGGTTATGTCCATGTCATCAATGGTTCAGGCTTTACAGTTGCATTTACCGATGCTGGCGTAAAGATAGAACCATCGATGGACTATTGCATCAGCTGTAATGACGACAGATTAATGCGTGATGGTGTTTATCTGGTTTGTCAGATTTGCCATACCAGGCAATAAGGAGTTTACCATGAAGCACGCACAGTTCAAATGTAATGGTTGCAAACGCAACACC